ATGAAATACATTGTGCTATTGGCAACGGTTGTGATAACAAGCTGCACCAGCGCGCCAAATTTACCACCAACCGATACCATTATAGCGATCAAACCGATCGAATCCGGTATTATCGCCAGTTCACAAAAGTACAGTTACCGTTTTTTCCGCAATGGCGTGCCGCAAGAGTATCAGCGATATAAGGCATTTTATGAACGCTTTAATCAGCAGGCCTCCGGGTTACGAGTCAGCTTTATGGTGGAAAATCATGATGTGACGGCGGATTACTTGGTGGTGATGGATAAGCGTAAACTGAATGCTGTGCAGCAGGCCGAGCTTGTCAATCAGTATAAGGCAACGCTGATTGATAACGATCGCCTTGGAGTGGTATTCAGAGCTACGGGATTCTGGTCATCATCCTACGAACCGGAACTAGCAGCCCCATACAAGCTTGAGCGACCGGTAGTGGTATCCATCATTGATAAGACGCAAACCGTCAGCACCGTGGGCACCATCGCCCTGTTACCCTTAGTACCACTCTTTCCGCTTTACATGATGTACGGCTGCGCTACGGGGCCTTGTATATGAGATTAATAAAGGGTTCGAGATGCGGGGCAGTCTTGTAGGGGAAAGGGTATGAGGTAAAGATCCTTTCTGAAAGATCGTTTCTGTCCGGAATGGTTGTAGAACAGAGCTTCTGTAAAGGGCCGCTTTGAGCGAGAAGCGGACGTTACTATTTTTAGCAGACACCCTGCATTTAAAAGTGCAGTGAGTGCCTGCTAATGATTACGTACAATTCTGCTAGCCCTTGAAAAACACCTTACAGCCGTCAGTCGTCATGCCCTGGCGTGATTGATAATTCAGGGAATGCCTTGGCATCAGCAATAAGTTGTTGACCTTTGACAACGATACCCTCGACCGCATCTTTCCCAGCTACCCAGCGTCTTGGCGGCTGTTCTATGTCCACCACAGTGACAAAAGCGGATATCCGAAGCGGGTTGACAGTAAAAGCGAAGAGTATTCGGGAAGTAGTGTGGGGTAATAAGGTAGATTGTAACACATAAGGAAAATAATAAAAAATTATTCTTTTGTAATACCCATCGTTTCAGACAGTCCAACTCTCTCTAAATTAAGAAAAAATAATATTCAATGCCGGAAAACCATTTGGAGAGTCATGAATGAACTGTAAACCACCAAAATTATGACGTTATGAATTCATGGATTTATCATTCATATTCAAGAAATTGCCTTTTTGATTCATCATCCTCAAGGTACTCAAAAGAAAGTAGACGAATTTTGGTAAGTTTATAAAACCACTCGCAATCTTTTCGCTGAATATTATCGCCAAGTTTGAAACATATGCCTGATGCTTCCCGAATAATCGCATATTTGCCATTACTAAACCTGACCCGGTGGATACAGAAAGGTTGACCGGCCTGCCCATGACAGCTTTTCGAAAGGATATACCCTTCTATAAAAAGAGATTTTTTTGATTTCATCATCTTGCCCTCTACAGCTGCAGTACAGGAGAAATATTGTCATTTCCCGACATCACTTACGTTAAGTAGCAGAAGCGGCTCAGCTGCCTATACACCAGCATTCTGATGGCCTGAACTAGACAACAGGCAGGGCACGCCAGAACAGCATCATTCTTAGATTAGCTGCTTTCTGATCGGCTCTGTATGCGCATACCGGGCAGGCAACATGAACCGGTCTTTCTTTAAAGTGTCTGAGTCCTTTTGTATAAGGCATAAATAAAATCCTCTGAGGAATACACTAATTATTATACGCTTTACTATAAAAACAGCAGGTTTAAGTTATGTTCATTTATGACTGAATCAGGATATCAGACAGTTAAAAATGAACGTCCGATTTATGATATAATACCCTTCCATGAGAAATTTATGATGAAATCAGAAGACACCCTTGACTGGTACCCATCCCAGCTACCGCCAGTAAAAATTATTCTTGGCGAAGCCGTGCTGGCTGTGGGTAAACAGGGCCGACCGATTAATACCCGAACCTTGCTGGAATACCTTCAGGTCATGCAGGGCAGGCAAAAAAAACGGGATGACAAAATCGCCATGCAGACAGCGATTGACGTTCTCAGGGATAATCAGCGCATTAACGGCAGACGTTAATGCACTTCCGGAGTCATTGTCAGTTATAAATGATCTCAACCGTATGGTTTTGTCCATCATCCCGCAGCGGTATTCTGTCATCAGGGAGGATAACACCATCCAGTTTAACGCGATATTCTGCGTCGCCGCGAGACACACTAATCAGATAATGGCTTTCGCCATATTGATAGGCCATAGAGAAAGCTGGCCACGCGTCCGGCATCCGGGCATGAACAGTAAAGTCATCACCGGAACGTTTTATCCCCAGTAATTCCTCAGTAAGTAAACGCCAGGCCCAGCCTGCTGACCCGGTATACCAGCTCCATCCTGCACGTCCGGTATGGGGAGCAACGCTGTAGACATCAGCACTCATGACATAAGGCTCCGCTTTATAAACCCCAACCGAGTCCGCATTCAGGGTATGATTTATCGGGTTAATCATTGACCAGAGTTGCCAGGCGCGTTCGGCATTCCCCATTCGGGCAAATGCCATCACGGCCCAGATAGCGCCATGAGTATACTGCCCTCCGTTTTCCCGTACACCGGGCAGGTACCCCTGTATGTACCCCGGATTTGGACCATGGCCATCGAAAGGCGGCGCTAACAGTTTTATCAGTCTCCCCTCATTATCCACAAGGTGCTTATCCAGCGCCTGCATGGCCTTTGCGCACCGTCCCGGGTCTGCGGCCCCGGACAATACAGACCAGCTCTGCGCAATCGCATCGATCCGGCAGTCCTGAGAGGCTTTCGACCCCAGGGGAGTACCATCATCAAAATATCCGCGCCGGTACCATTCACCATCCCAGGCATGGGCTTCGAGATTGCTTTGCAGACGCAGGGCCTGTGCACGGCACATCGAGGCGACATTCTCATCCATCCTGCGCTCCGCCAGCGCTGCAAACCGCTGCAAAATATCGTACAGGAAGAAGCCCAGCCAGACGCTTTCACCTTTGCCTTCGATACCTACCTGGTTCATCCCGTCATTCCAGTCACCTGCCCCCATCAGCGGCAGGCCGTGCCCCCCGAACCGCTGTCCATACTGAAGAGCTTTGACGCAGTGTAACCAGAGTGTCTCTTCGGTGCCGCTGATGACCGGCGTGTCATAGACTGACTCTTCACCCGGCTGAAGCGGACGTCCTTCCAGATAAGGAATGCGTGTTTCCAGTGCATCCATATCTCCCGTCGTTTCAACATAGTGGCAAACAGCAAGAGGAAGCCACAGGTAGTCATCGGAACAGCGGGTACGCACACCGTTTCCGTGTGGTGGGTGCCACCAGTGCTGCACGTCACCCTCGATAAATTGCCGCGATGCACAGAGCATTATCTGTTCACGCATCCGGTCCGGAGCAGCATGGCTCAGTGCCAGCGTATCCTGCAGCTGATCGCGAAAACCAAATGCCCCACCAGACTGATAGTAACCACTGCGGGCCATAAGACGACAGGCTACCGTCTGATACATTAGCCAGCCATTAACCAGTAAATTTACGGACGTGTCGGGGGTGTTAACCACAATTTTATCGAGCATATTATGCCAGTGGATATGAACCCGGTTCAGCGCCTGGCGGACCGCATCTTCGTTCATATAGTGGGCAAGCGTCTCCTGAGCGCGAGCATGATTCTCAGCAGCGCCAAGGATGAAAATAAAGGTCCTCTGATCGCCGTCGATTAATTTGACGGCCGATTGCACCGCCCCGCAGGGATCCTGGCCGGCGCCCGTCTTACCTGATAGCCTGAGCAGTTTCATCGCAGACGGGGCGTGCAGCGAGCCGTTGCGACCGATAAACTCCCGGCGGTCACTCGTCAGCGAACAGTCATTACCGCTGACGGCAAAAAATGCAGTACGGTCACTGCCGTTATCACCATAAAAGTTATTCGCCAGCACCCCGCAGCCGCCAGGAATGCTGGCTGCCTGTGTCACGATGTGTGGAGCCGAGCGAGGTCGGGATTCACCCAGCGTCCACTCCACATAGCCAGTTACGGAAAGTTTGCGAGTCCGCCCCGACGTATTACTGAGCGTCAGGAGTGCCAGTTTAACCGGCGCGTCTTCGGCAACCAGAACAGTCAGCTCGCTGTCTATACCGCTTTCACGGTGGGCAAAGACGCTGTAACCAAAACCATGGCGCGTCAGGTAATCACCGTGTCCGCGAACAGGCAAAACCGTTGGCGACCAGTACTCACCGCTCTCTTCATCGCGCAGATAAAACGCCTCGCTGCTGCGATCGCTCACCGGATCGTTCTCCCAGGGTGTCAACCGGTATTCATGCGCATTTTCATACCAGGTATAGGCCTGTCCCGCCTCTGAAATCACACTGCCAAAACGGGAATTTGCCAGTACGTTTGACCATGGTGCCGGTGTCAGCGCATTTTCCCGCAGGACAATCTGATACTCCCGACCATCCTGAGAAAACCCACCGTATCCGTTGAAATGTTGTAACTGGCCGACATCGGGATTCCACTCCTTGTGCTGATTATGTTCTCGGACTGCGTGCGGTACGAATGCTCTGGCCGGAGGTTTGAGAGTATGAATACGCTGATTAAGCTGCTCACCAATTCCACCTGCACGATTATCAAGATAAAGACAGGCCACGCTCATCAAAAGCAACTTATCTTCAGCGGAGAGATGCTCGCCATTACGGACAAAAAGCCCACCCGTTTTATCCAGCAGACTGGCTTCAGACCCGGCATAAATTAAATCCATAATCTGATTTTGTAATCCCTGCTGATAACCGCCGGGACTGTTATTGAGGATCACCAGATCCACCTCCAGCCCTTTCTGTCTCCAGTACCGGTGTGCCTGAATCAGAGTGGTCACGGCAGCGATACTTTCTTCGCTGGTAATACTCAGCAGCACTATCGGCAGATCGCCTGAAATTGCCCAGCCCCACAGACCGGACTGACCGCGACGGTTGCGGCTGATCGCCTGTCCCTCGACTCGCAGCTCCTGGACAGGGTAAAGCACTGCACTGGCGAGACGATTAAACAACGTGGCATCATCTTCACTGGCATTCATCTGACGTAATACCACCTGACTGTGAGACCTGGCCAGTTCGAAGACGCGATCAGCGATAGGGTAATCGCGGTATTTTTCCAGCAGAGCCAGACTTTGCTGACGGGTCTCGCTGATACCATAAATGATATCAATCGTGACCGTCTGCCCCGGCTGCATAATGATGGCATGGCGTATCGCCAGTATAGGATCCAGTACTGACCCCGACGTGTTACTAAGCGCTCCTCCGGCCTCTATTGCCAGGGCATCAGCAGGACTTCTGCCACGGCCAAGAAATTTTGCCCTGTCCGTTTCAAATGAGACGTTATGAACGGTCTCGCCATGCACCACCATCATGTGAAACAGGCAGGGACTCGGTTCATCCGGGGAGCGTGGGCGCCGGTGGCAAAGAATAGCGTCACGCTCAGGTTCAAGCTCAGTCTGAATAAACAGATTGCTGAATGCCGGGTGTGCCTGATCGCTGGCATCAGGGGCCAGTACCACTTCGGCATAGGTTGTCAGTTCCAGAGTGCGGGGCTGGCGTCCTCGATGACTCAGTGTAAGACGTCGCAGTTCAACGTCATCCTCCGGGGAGATAACAATCTGAGTTTTGACGCTGAGTCCACCGAAGGTACGTCTGAATTCAGCACTCGCATCGGTGAATATCACTTCCTCTTCGTGTTCGCTGGCGTTGCCTGTCGGCTGCCAGGTATTGCTCCACACGTTGCCCGTATGTGTATCACGGATATAGCAGAATGCTCCCCAGTTATCCCGGGTGGTATCACTGCGCCAGCGAGTAAGAGCAATATTATTCCAGCGACTGTAACCGCCGCCGCCCGCAGTCAACATCAAATGATATTGGCTGTTGGACAGGAGCTGAATATCCGGAGCTGGCGTGTCCACCCCGTTGAAAATGCGGGGTTCATAGCGAACGGGTTTGACTCTGCCCTCATGAGATTCAAAATGACGACGTGGGCTGTAGAGATCGAGCGCATCCGGCACGCGCTCCTGTAACAACAGACTCGCTGAACGGAAGGTCGTACTGGACATAAATCGCTCAGTCATGGGGGCCCCAAGCAATACATGGGCCAACGCCTGAAATGCCATGCCCTGGTGATGCGCCATCCAGGACTGAACCACCACATAGAGCTGACCAGATGCGAGGCGTGAGGGGGTATAATCCAGCGCTTCATAAAAACCATATTCGCCGTATGCGCCATTTTGTTGCAGCCTGAACAGGTTTTCACAGGCTTTCTGTGGAGAGACCATCAGCGCCAGCAATGTGGCATAAGGGGCGACAACCATGTCATCAGCAAGCCCCCTGCGCAGACCGAGACCCGGCACGCCAAAGGCCTGATATTGATAATTATACTCAACATCAAAAGCATGATAACCAGACTCTGATACCCCCCAAGGGACCCCGCGTTCTTTCCCCCAGTGGATCTGGCGCATAACTGCCGACTGACTCATCTCATCGAGCAGGCTACCAGGCCAGGTAGGCATCACAAGATTCGGCATCAGATATTCAAACATAGACCCGCTCCATGACATCAGGGCAGTTTCATTATCAATTGTGGTAAAAAGACGACCCAGCGTGTACCAGCTTTTAAGAGGCAGTTGATTAGTCGCAATGGCAAGAAAACTGGTCAGGCGAATTTCAGACGGCAGGAGATCATAGTGGCTCTTGTCAGGCGTATTTGTGTCACAGTTATAACCCACGCTGAGCAGACTGGTTGCTTCGTTGTACAGGAAGGTGAAATCCATCCGGGCATGTTCATCCAGTCGCTGTTCAAGCTCGGTGATAATATTGAGTCGCATCCGGGCCTGCCCCGTCGCTGACGCAGTGGGTATTCCTTTACCGGTAAATGTCTCCCGGGCAAGCTCACTCAGCGTCGGCAGCGTTTGTTCTTCCCAGGATGCAGGTAACCAGCCAAGCAGCAGCGACCACTCATGGCAAAACTGAACCAGCTGATGCTCCAGATGTCCTGCCCAGCGCATCTGAAGGGAGGATCCCTGATGACATTGCGTGGTCAGGTGGTTGCTATGGGTGCGCATGTTTTTCAGTTCGCTGAAAAACATCTGCGGAGATAGCGACACTGCGCTCAGGCAGTGTTTGCGCAGCAGCCGGAGGCTGTCCGGGGGATTCTGACCCCACTGGTTTTCCAGAATACCCAGCGTATCGTTCAGTCCTGCCAGTATCTGTTGGCTGTTTAAAACCGGCTGATGACGCATGGCGGACAGCCCTGCGCGAAGTGTCAACAGATGCCCCGCCATGTTGCCGCTGTCAACACTCGAGATATAGCGTGGGCTGAGGGGGGCCAGCGTACGGGTGTCATACCAGTTGTAGAGATGGCCCCGGTAGTGCTCCATTTTATCCAGCGTGTCGAGCGTGAGCGACACGCGCCGGAGCACCTCTCCGCCGGGCAGATAGCCAAAGTCCCATGCCGTCAGGTTAGCCATAAGGGAAAGGCCAATATTGGTAGGGGAAGTGCGATGGGCCACTTTCGGTTGCGGTATTTCCTGGTAGTTATCAGGCGGAAGCCAGTTCTCTTTTTCTGTGGCAAAGGTTTCAAAAAACGCCCAGATTTTACGGCTGGTCTGGCCTAACAGCTGTTTTTGTTCCTGATTTGGCGAAAACACCCTACGCACAGGCTGGCGACTCAGCCAGCTCATCAGCAGCGGTGCCACACACCATAACACCCCTATCGGCAACGCTATGCCGGTCAGTTGTGAGGCAAATTGTCCGGCCAGGATTGTCAGCGTCACGCCACCTGCCACATTCAGCCACATCGCCTGATAAAACCGTGCAACAGCAGGTGTGGACTGATTGCTGTCCTGGCTGTGACTGACCCACTGGCTGAGGCTACGCCTGCTGATCCCCAGTCTCCATAGCGTCACGGCAATCGCCTTCAAAGAATATCCGGCTTCGTGCGGCAGTATCGCAAAATTAATCCCGATACCTGACAAACGCTTTAGCGCGCCCGCCCCCACCAGTAACAGATGCGGCTTCAGTCGGCGACGCAGAGGTTTATGCAGAAAGTCATGGGCGATGCAGAGGATGGCTGGCAAAAGCCATATCAGCGAAAGTACGCCCAGCCAGTAAACCGGATTGGGTACCCCAAGCAGGGTGAAGAACAGCAATACCAGTAAAGAGGGGGCGACCATACTACGGCGCAGATTATCAAGTAATTTCCAGTAAGAAAGCGCAGTCAGCGGATTCCTGGCCCGGGTTCCGTCGGCTTTTCTGACGCGTGGTTTCAGCCAGTTAAGCAGTTGCCAGTCGCCCCGGATCCAGCGTGAACGCCGCGCAACATCCGACAGATAATTATTAGGGTATTGTTCGTAGAGTAACACTTCACTCAGCAGACCCGAACGGGCATAGCATCCTTCGAGTAGATCATGGCTGAGTACCAGATTTTCCGGGCAGGTGTTGGCGGTGGCCTGCATAAAAATATCAACATCGTAAATCCCTTTGCCCACGAACGATCCTTCCCCAAACAGATCCTGATAAATATCAGAAGACATCATCGAATAGGGGTTATTGCCCGGTATGCTGCTGCGCAGCGCTGCGTAACGCCCCTGACCGTTGCGTGGTATCTCCTCCGCAAGACCGGGTTGCAGAATGCCGAATCCTTTGATAACCCTCTGGCGTACTGGATCATACTCTGGCGTATTCAGTGGATGCGCCATCGCCGCGACCAGTTTGTGTGCCGTATCGCGCGGCAGCACCGTATCACTGTCCAGGGTAATAACATATTTAATGTGACCCGGTAAAAGGTGAGCAGGCATGTCTGCAACGCTGACGAATTGTGTCCCCGGATGGCGTAACCAGCTGTTAAGTAACGCCAGTTTTCCCCGCTTGCGTTCATAGCCCATCCACGCAGCTTCAGCGGCGTTCCATTCAGGCTGGCGGTGTAGCAGATAAAAACGTGGGCGGCCGGAAGGATAGCGGCGATTCAGCGCCTGCGTATCGGCGATCGCCTGTCTCAGCAGCATGTGACTTTCGGGCGAGGGTTCATTTTCAGAATCTGCGAAATCAGTGAGCAGCGCGAACCTGAGATTTTCGTTTTCATTTCCCAGCCAGCAGGCTTCAAGACTGGTAAGGAGCTTACTGAAACTCTGGTGGCTGGTCAGCATGCAGGGGATGACTAACAGGGTGGCGCTGTCAGCGGGAATACCGGTTGAAAAATCCATCCCCGGCAACGGGCGAGGAACACGGAAACGGGTGGTTGCGTCACTGAGTAAATCACTCATTAACTGAGTTAAAGCGATAATCAAAGGCAGTATCACTGCGATCAACAGCCACTGTGCGCCCTGCATGGCTGTTTCGTGCAATATTGCCGCGGTCGTTGCGGTGGTCAACAATGCCAGGCTTCCAAGCCATGACAGCAGGGTTATTCTGTTGAAACTGTGCCGCAAGCGTATGATCCTTGAGGTATCTGCCAGGAGATGAATTTCCAGCGCCTGTCGACCTTCGCCTGCGAGATAATAACCAACATGATGTTCCGGTGTATCGGGAGCATTCTTTCCTGACAGCCGCAGTACGTTGTCAGCAACCTCTGGTTCGCTGAGACCACTGTCTCTGGCCAGGACCTCAACAACGTGCCGGTAATGATCCCGGGTACTGAAGTGCATCCGGGGGTAGATCCCTGCAGGATCATTGCGTAATGCCTGTTCGACGACACTTATCGTTTCGGCGAAGTCAGCCCAGTCCGTTTCACTCAGTAGCCGCAGACCCGCGATGCTGTTACTGACAGACAGCTGGCTGGCGGCAAGCTGTTGATTAAAGTTATGTATGAGAACGTCGGAGGTGATCCCCTGTTCCCGAAGGCTCTGTTCAACCCAGTTCAGAGGTAACGACAGCGCGTTACCATGCCCCTGCAGGCGCCGCACCAGTTCGGCGACAAACGCACTGGTTAAAGGAGGCCGGGAGCGTGCCATATCGGCAACTACCATGATTAAATCACCAGGCGCACTCTCTGCGCACTCGAAAATCTTTGTTATCCACGTATCGGCCAGATTTCTCTCATGCTGCGCTTTTATAACTTCCATGCTGATACGACGAAGATTTTCGATCAGCACCAGGCGCAGCATACCCGGTAACGCCCAGATTTCACCTAATGTCAGAGGTGTTACCTGTTGGTAAGCTGTGAGATAACTGGTCAGGCTGGCGGCATCCCAGCGGCCATCACCGTGAGCAATAGCCTCTGATGCAAGGTTGTAAATTCGTGGGCAATTCAGCGGCGACATCAGAGACGGGAGTCCTTTACCAAAGCTTTTTGGTAAGTGCTGGCGGACAGTGCGTATCTGTTCTTCAATCAGATAGTAATTGTCCAGCAACCACTCTCCGGCGGGCATGATACTGGTCTTTTTAACCGCGTTAAGCTCATAGCAGTTTTGAGTGATGATAGCCTCATTTTCGCCAAGCCTTTTCAGAAGATAATAAGGATGTTTATCCGGTGATAATTTATGGGTTCGCGCCAGCTTTTGACCGTAGCGCTCCATCTGGGCGGTCGAAAAGAGTTCTGACCGCGGAGGACTTTCACCGGCAGGATCGTTCGATGAAAACGTTACGTTTTCAGCAGCATTCCTCGGAATACGGGAGCGGTTAAACCACACTTTGGGGTTCATTTTCATAGCATTGCTCTGATGCAACGTTAGCACGCAGGAGCAGTTGCGAAATCAGTTCAGAAACGTTCTCTCAGGATGGGCGTCAGGCATCAGGGATTTAACAGCTGCCGGAATCTAACATAAGTATAGGACATGGGCTCTGAGCTGCGGTTGTCGTCGAGCTAGCGTCGGGAGATAAACAGAGCTTTACATCCGGGGCAAAGCATGGCCTGGTTGAGCCGGATTTTTGACAACGGTTGTGCTGATTTTAAGCCACAAACAGGACAGGCAGCAGTGGCAGTAGACGCACTGCTGAAGAGTTTCATTGCGTAATTGATAACAGACATGACCATTAACCTTTCAATGAATGAGCTTCACCGTATCACATATGGTTAAGTTTTAATCTATATATTTTGAGGTACAGCAATTCAGGAAAGATAAATGTTCGCAGCCACAGGCCCCCTGGTACCGTTGATCCGGCAAAATTCTATGCGGCTTCCTGGGATGATGAGCAATTCTGATTCGCGGGAGTTAACGGCTGAAATGTGAAGCAGAACGTCTTTTCGGCCATCAGAGGGGATGATGAGGCCTTTACCGCTGAGAATGTCAAAATTTTTGACAATTCCTGTCATTTTATGGGACAAGGCAATTCCTTATTGAAAACACGTAAATACTATACATTGAAAATAGCACGCTGGCACTTTTAATTTCCTTGTGGTACCTCTGGACGGCTAAAATATAATTTGCTTATTATTATTTACCGTGCCTTAATGAATCCCATCAGTTCAATAAACAAACGAACGTTTAACATTTTTCGGGAAGTCCTCATTGCCAGGCGCTATTTCTGATATCCCCTCCTTTTGAGTCCACACGTTTAATACGATATGTTTGCTATCAATACAATCATTTATAACGGGAGTCAGTATGACCTCAAGAATTAAAGGTATGGTAAAATCGTTTAACGAAGACAAAGGTTTTGGCTTCATCTCTCCTCTTGATGGCAGTAAAGATATTTTTGTCCATTTTTCTGCGCTTAATGGCGACGACTTTAAAACTTTATTTGAAGAACAGAAAGTTGAATTCGCCGTTCACAGCGGTGCCAAAGGTTCTGCTGCTGCAAACGTAATACTTTGCGATAAATAAAACTTTGTGGATCTGCGACAACGATGAAGGATTATTCCTGAGCAGACAGACCCATAAATTAAATGTGTTAAAGGCCGTTTAATCCTAATGTCAGGCCAGCATATTTTTGCATATGTATGAATGTGCTGACCGATTTGATAAGGTGCAGGCCTGCTGCATGAAAAGCCTGAAATAATAAACTAACTCATCTTTAAATAATAAAATAATCCGGATCCCCGGTAGCTTCCGAAAGCATCATGCCCTTGATTCTAACTTAATGGTATCTGTCAGCGAAATTACTGATAGAACAGGGTGATGGAAAAGATTAACTGCGTCATGGCGGCATATGATAAAAGTCCTTGTTTTCTTTAATGCCGAATCCTGTAAAGTCATGACCGTTCTGGAGGGGATATCCTCTATCCGGCAGGAATATCCAAATGGTGATGAAACACATCTTTGGATTATGTCCGCTGGTTTTCCTTCCTTAACCTGCGATCATGGTGTTGTTTACTTGGCTTCTGACAAGGAGTTAACGTCACAGGAGATACTCGATGCTGTAAGGAAATATTTATAGAAATTCCATGACGCTCTCTGCTTCATGTTTTATTGCGTACCTACCCTATTTATAAGACACGAACAAAAAATAAATAAAAAACTTTATAGCCTGCTAACCGCAGGATTTTTTTACACATTCTTTTTTAAAAATTACTGCCAAATCATGAAGTCACTCTTAGTGCACTGACAAAATGCCAATATCCTTTTCTCTCTCCCCCTTCATGCTCTTTTGCCTCTATGATGAATCCTCCTGAGAGGCAGAGATAATTAATCTAATGACTTTTGTAGTGGAATGTTCATCATGCATAACTAAAGCAGCGAGTTATGGGATATACCCAAAGGCTTACTAGGCGGTACGCGAGCCCGGATGTGATCAACCTGATTGAGACGTTCTGCGGCCCGCTGATCGCAGTGATCCTGTTCCTGATCCCCGCCTACCTGATCTACACCCGTACTGCGCTGACGCATCTGCGTGGCGTGATGGTATTTCTAGTGGTACTGGGAGGCATGGCAACGCTGTTCGCGTTGTTATGGCCGTTAATATTTAAGACAGAACCATGACACTCCGTTCATTGCAGGTATAACGGATTGTCCGGGATTTACTATCAACTGAATAGGGAATGTCCGCTTCTGGCACGCAGCGGACAGGCTTCGTGACCATCATGTCTGCTGTGAGCGAAAAGCGGACCTTACTATCGGTGACTGGCCGTTATGCCAATGCATTCGCAACTCGCGGCCGGGCGCGGTCCCTGTTACTCTCATATCGCTTAGCGTAAACAGGGAGGTCTTATGCATAGCAAAAATATCTGTGCCACGATCGTATCTTTATTTATTTAATCTAGGGGCAATGATGTATTTAGGAACGAGTATTTTATTGACAGGAATTTTGATGTTAACCGGATGTGTAGTGGCGGATATGGATTCTTCAAATTACCGGTATGTCCCCTGGATACAGGTATTTCAGAAGGTGGATTCGACGGGCTGGACTAATATACGTGATCGTAAGGAGGCGCTCTATAGCTGTGGTGTTGATCGCAAAGAAGACCTTGACGATAAAAACTGGGGGCTTAATCATTTTCATGGGGATGAAACACTAGCTGATGTTATAGCCAGAAACCAGAGGATTTTTGCCTGTATGAAAAATAAGGGCTACAACGTCTATGAGTTCGAGGAGTGTGGGCCGCTTAAAAAACCCAGTGGATTGTGTCCTAACTAAAGTTAATCAATAGACGCAGCAGGCATTTCAAATTGAAAAAGGAGAGTTCATGAGCTCAAGTCTGATACGTATTCCCTGGGCATGGGATATTTGAAGCGGTCTTTTTTGAGCGATGATACGGTCTTAGTTCCACGGTGAAGTATTCATACTCAAATCTCCTGCAATGTGGGAGATTTGAGTATGGTTGTCCCTTATGAGCGAGGAGCGGAAGCTCACTTTAGTGACCTGTTCCCCGTTGATCCACACAGACTGTTGTTAGCTACTTCCGCTTTTGGCACAGTACGGACAAGCTCACTGAGCTAAAGGTCGGCTGTGAGCGAAAAACGGACATAGGTAATCGTTCTGCAGTAGCTTTAAGCAATACTAACGTTGACATGTGTTAGCCAGCAAGGCATAGAACCCACTGTACATAAAGAGTCCCTGAAAAGCACTTAACAAATGTACATTTGCTATAGTTAAAGTAGAAGTTGGACTTAAAGATCCAGATATCAAAACATTAACCATTTTTAGCAAAGGCAACTCATGGATTATTTGCAGCAACTAATTTCGGACCCTACGGCATGGGTAGCGCTGGCAACCCTGATAACAATGGAGGTTGTACTTGGCATTGACAACCTTATATTTATCTCTGTCCTTACCAATAAATTGCCTGAGCAGCATCGTGATAGGGCCAGAAGGATTGGGATAGGGTTAGCTTTGATTATGCGGTTAGGACTCGTGGGTACTATCGCTTGGATTGTTCAGTTGACCGAACCTGTCCTTAGCTTTTTTGGCAGAGCGTTTTCCTGGAAGGACATCATATTAATTGCCGGGGGGCTTTTCCTGCTTTGGAAGGCTACAAAGGAAATTCATCACATTCTAGATCCTTATCCAGAGGGTGACATGTTTGAAGGGAAAGGTAGTAAAGACACTGTCGCCCTTGGATTTGGCTCAGCTATTATTCAAATACTTGTTCTTGATCTTGTGTTTTCGATAGATAGCATTATTACGGCTGTAGGCATGACTGAGCATGTATTAATAATGGTGATTGCAGTTCTTTTTGCAGTGACAGTTATGTTAGTAGCTGCCAGTCCACTAGCACACTTTATCGGTAAGAATCCTACGGTTGTTATGCTGGCGCTGGGCTTTTTGATTATGATTGGTATGACCCTGATCGCAGAAGGTTTTGGTGCTCATGTACCTAAAGGTTATATTTATGCTGCTATGGCTTTCTCAGCCCTTATAGAAGGGTTAAACATGCTGGCTCGGCGAACAGGGCGTAAGTGACTGACCTGCGCCCAAACAATTAATGTCGTGCGGTCTTAGTAATGCCCGCTTCTGGCACGAAGCGGGCTGTGGATGCCACTTAACGTACCTCGCCCTCCTCGTTTATAACCTCTTTGCCTCTGTCAGCAATTTCAGCTAATCATTGATTTAAATCATAAAGCTAAAGTCGAAACTACATGTGGCTTTGCTGAGATCATGGAAATTAATCAAATAGAGTTCCTAGTTCTTGTATTTCCCGCCTTCACAAAAGATACTGTATTTATGTACAGTCAATGTATTAACAAGCCGTTACTAAAATGTTATCTGGTTGTGTAGGTGCATGAATTTCCACGAGCGAAGCTGCGATAGAGTTTTAAGTGTTACGCGATAACGAACTTATCGTTAAGATGTAAGGGGTGTATTTTGTGAAAACAATCAATATCGAGGTACCTAAGGCACTGATTCCCGTACTCGAAAGCGGAAGTTTCAATGGCTCGATCTTGCTTTACATGAAGAATTTAGAAGTTGTGGATGGATTTGTGCTTAGAGAAGATGAGTTCGTGACATCTCTTGAGAATTTCAGACAGGCCACTCGGCTAGCTGGATTTAGCTCCCTTAGCTCGAATATAATTAAGCAATAGGGCTGAACACCCTAGGCTTTGTAGTCGCTGCGCCTTATCGGAGAAACCGATGGCGCAAATTAACTTAGTACTAGCCTTTCCTGATACGCTGGCCCCGGGTACCCCCGAGACTGGCGCTTTCCTTTGTCCAGCGTTCGACCTCTACGGAGGTGCAGCGTGAACTTCCCTAAAGACGGCATCCGTCTTCACAAATCCAACTTCGCTTCCATCGGGCAGCAATTGCAGCCACTACTGTCTAATGGTGATTGCTATCGCCTGATCATCAGACCGTGGCGCGAAACTCGCAGCCTTTCACAAAATGCGCTGGCGCACATGTGGTTTGCTGAAATCAGTGACTATCTCATTAAGCGGGGCAAATCCTTTGCTTCTCCTGCGTGGGTTAAGGACGCGCTGAAGCATTCCTATCTCGGCTACGAACGCCGTGAGATGACCGACGTCATTACCGGCGAGAAAACCACAATCAGTTCCCTCCGTCATACCTCCGATCTCGATACCGGCGAGATGCATTTCTTCCTCTCGCAAGTTGAAGCTTGGGCTCTGAGCATCGGTTGCCGTCTCACTATTCCTGAGGACTGTGAATATGCGCAGCTCCGGGCAGAGCAGGAGGCTTAATCATGCGTATGGGATGGTTTGAACACTCGGATTGCACCGCAGAAGAGGCCGACGAGCTGCTTCGCCAGTATCGCAAACGCGGTATGAAAGCGGAGCGGTCTCTGTCTGCTGACTGTAAGACGTTCGTTGTTCGCGTGCTGCTGCCGGAAAGCAAATATCCGCCACGGCAGGACACGACATTTCAACAGCGGATGTGGAGGTGAGGGTGAAGAGTATTTATCGAAGCGCTAAATGGCTAGCCGCCGTTCGCCAGTTAGATTGTTGCGTCCTTTGCCGCCGCTGGGGTGTACAGGCGGCACATCGCAACGAGGACAAAGGCATGGGCCTTAAGGTCGATGACAGCCTGACGGCAGCGCTCTGTACTGACTGTCATCATGCTATCGATAACGGCAGCGAACTGACAAGAGAGGAGCGTCGCGCACTAATGGACCGCGCCATCGTGCTTACGCTTCGGGAACTGACGCGGCGCGGTCTGGTGGTGCCCAAATGACGAACACCTATGAATTCACATTGCCGTATCCACCAAGTGTTAACGACTACTGGCGGCGTGGAAATGGCATTACCTACATCAATAAGAAAGGCCGCGAGTATCGTCGGGCAGTGCAGGAGATCCTGCATATCCTCAAGCTCGACATAAACACCTCTGCGCGGCTGAGGCTGCGCATTATTGCGAACATGCCTGATAAGCGCCGCCGCGATATCGACAACATTCTCAAAGCGGTCTGTGACTCACTGGAGAAGGGCGGTTTCATGCAAAACGACTCGCAAATAGACGAGCTGAAAGTAATACGCGGGGAAGTCATTCCCGGTGGTCGTCTGGGTATTAAAGTCACGGAGATTGAAGAGTGATAGCACAGGATTACGAATACATCCGTCAGCAACTCATTACCGCGACCGCTGATTTAAGCGGGTCAACCAAGGGGCAACTCGTTGCGTTCGCAGAAAACGCTCAATTAGCCACGAACCGCTTTAAGCGAAAGCGCCTGAAGGTTAGGGACGAGGAAACCGGGGAGATGATTACCTTACATAACCCACCCGTACCGGGAGTGCAGTCCAGAGCCAAAGGTTCATCAATCGCGCTGGTGCTTCCCGTCGAATACGCTACCGCGAGCTGGCGTCGGGCTGTACTGGCGCTTGATGAAGCCGAATGCGCCTGGCTGCTTTGGTGTTACTCCGAAAACATACGTTATGCACATCAGGTCGAGATAGTACGCTGGGGATGGGAGGCTTTCAGCAAGGAACTCAAAGGACAACGCATCGCTGGTAAGACACTGGAGCGTTTGCGTGCGTTGGTATGGCTGGCGGCGCAGGACGTTAAACGCGAGTTACGAAATGAGACGCAAGGCTGCTACAAAGCCCAGGAGCTGGCGCAGATGGTTGGGGTAACAAAATCTACGTGGTCGGAAGGATACGCTGCCCGGTGGGCGCAAATGAGAGCCAATTTTCTGTATCTGGATAAGAGGGCCGTAATAGATGCAGCAAAAACACGTTCGAAGCAGAAGGTAGCAAATTACAAACAAGTTATTGCAAATCCGAACTAAAACCGGTAAATTTGTCTGCATTATGTTATTTTGCCTCTGTTGTATCTAACCCGCCTTGTGCGGGTTTTTTTGTTTCTGCGACATGTGCCATCGGATAATATGGCTTCCATTACAGATACCTTCAGAAGCAACAAATGGCACTGGTGTTTATTCCAGCTCTTATCGTTTTACTTACTGCAAAAGAGAAAGAACTTGGTCGCGAGCTGACACAAGAAGAAGTTGAGACACTACGCGATAATGCAGTCGGTATGGTAATGCCTGACGAAATCGCTTTAGAAATGAATGAGAGCCGTGGTTATCCTGACGTTGACCCAGAGAACGTCTGGCATGATTGGCTTTCCTACAAAAACTCTTTTGACGTCCAGTAAAGAGATACGCTCCTCCTCTTTAACATAGACAAATTCTAAAACCGCCTTGTTGTCCGGGTGTGGAGCTTCTTGTGTGAGATGTGGCCTTTTCGTGTTGTCTGCCTTTTTAACATTGCAAACGCGCCAGAAACTCAAAATTTGATAATAATCACGCTATGAAAATAAAACATCTTAAGTTAATGCCAGCGACACTTTTTTTACCAAGACCTTGCTACTTTTAAAGCGCGCCCCTCACATGGTGCAAATAATTAGCTGTAGCGAATTCTTCCGGTATTGAGTGCCGAGTCCATCTTCATTGTTAAAATTGAGATGTGCCGCACCTGACCAACTCAGGGGAGAATAGTACGTTACAGAACAAGGGCTATGGAGCGTCCCGAAGTCACGCATGTTGCCAGTTCTGCCGAACTGGCTTTTTTTTGGGTAAAATTTTATTTATCGGTAATGGCTTGAAAATTTAGGGCCCAATGCTAAATTTTTGCCATCGTTGCATTGGCGTGCGCGATAGACATCCAACAATTTTAATGGTGAATCCCCCTGTGCGGCGGGGCATTACTGGCTAAGTCCAAGGGTGAGCAGCATGCGAGACTTTGTTGTCAGTCAAAGTCTCACCGGGAAGCACCCGGCACTATTATTTATGAGGTTCCTTTTAAGGCCAGCTTGTCCGAGCTGGCTTTTTTTTGCCCTTTTCCTTATCTCCGTTCCACTCCTGTCTTAACACAGAACACTTCCCTGAACAGAGGAGGTGAGAGTATGTATCAAATGGATAAATTAACGGCAGGCATTGCCTATGGTACATCTGTAGGTAATGCCGGGTTTTGGGTGCTCCAGCTCCTCGATAAAGTTTCCCCATCACAGTGGGCGGCTATTGGTGTACTCGGCAGTCTGGTGTTCGGCTTTCTTACTTTCCTGACCAACCTCTATTTCAAAATCAAAGAAGATCGGCGTAAAGCCTCAAGGGGAGAATAATGTCCCCGGCATTAAAACAACGAATTGTCGCAGCTGTGGGCGGTGGGGCTATTGCTATTGCCACCGCAATGGTTGCTGGTAAAGATGGCTTAGAAGGGCGCGAGTATGTGCCTTATCGGGATGTGGTTGGCGTGCTTACGGTTTGTGATGGACATACCGGCAAAGACATCATTCCGGGAAAGCGTTACACCGATGCCGAGTGTGATGCGCTTACCCAAGCTGATATGACACGTATCGCTCGCCAGATTGATCCGCACATCAAAGTAAACACTACTGATACCCAACGCGCCGCTATCTACTCATTTGCCTACAACGTGGGTCCCTCAGCAGCTATCAAATCTACCCTGATGAAAAAGCTTAACGACGGTGATTATGTCGGGGCATGTAACGAGCTTAAGCGCTGGATTTACGCTGGTGGCAAGAAGTGGAGAGGGTTGATGAGCAGGCGAGAAGTTGAACTTCAGGTTTGCATGTGGGATCGGTAATGAAGATCATTGGAAAATTTGCAATCTATGTACTGCTTTTTATGCTCACGGGTTTACTTTCCTGGCGCGCTGGCTGGAATGCCCTCTCTGATTACGTAAACGCGATGGCGGCAAGTAAGAAAGCAAAAGCTGAAGATATGATTCGTTCTTCTGAGATTAAAGCTGCTCGCACCAGTCACGAAGGAAAAATCGTTTACCATGTTATCAATCGTGATGTAATTAAATATGTCCAGTCTCCAAATCGTACTGTGTGTAAGTTTGACCATGATGCTGTGCGGTTGCGGCAACGCGCCATGACGCTGCCAATTCCCTCAGCGGATTTGATGGAGCCCCCATGCAAAGCAAGTAATGCTGGTAGAAACAGTGACGAAGATTTACTGGCTGATATAGAAACCGCAAAGTGCTTAAGACAGTTAAGGCTCGACAAATACCGATGGCAGGCTTGGTATAATTCTCTGAAATAGGCGCATTTATGAGCTATAAACCCCTACTTTTTGCCTATTTGTGGTCTTTATTGTGGGTAATCACCTGATAAAGCAAGGAATTATCTGACATGGTGCGCATATCCTCTGCCTAAAATTAATTCCCCCTATTAACGACCAAAAATAGCCAATCTACGATACATTGATTGTTACTATCAATTGTTTTAAAATTTTCGATAGTTATTTCCGATTTGGTGTTAAGCTTCGTGTAACTTCGGTTCACCTGCCAACACCAGATGAGGGTATTGCGGCCAGTTTAATTGGCCGAACGTCGACATTTTCCGGTGGCACCTGAGTGTTGACTTCGTTAAGCCCAGCTAAGCGACAAACAAAGGCCACGCTTTTGCGTGGCCTTTTCTGTTAAAAGATGGGCTATCCCTAGCCCATACCTACTGGGAATAATCATGAATGATGTCATGCTGTTCGGTGATGGTTGGTCTGGCGAGTTGTTTAAAGTCGAAACAAATATCAAATTCTTTGAGCATATACCCCACGACCAAGAAGCCAGATCCGTGATGTTTTTCATAACGACTTATATAACTGATAACGGCATAACTTATCTGATAGGCACGTCTGACCTGGAGCCTTTACAAGAAGATATTGAAATGGCCATAAGCAATTTTGCGCCAGCACCTACAGATTTTCCGCCATATTGAATTGTGCTATCTCATTAAAATTCTCTTGTAAGTTTTTCTATTCATTAGCGTTTACACCAATGCTGCTCTATTGAATCGCACCATTTTATGGGTAGGGATTACTCGATCTTGCTCACAAAAACAGAGGCTTCTTTAACAGGATTTAATTGTGAATTAAACGCAGTTAAAGTTGCCTGTCGATAAGCTCAAAAGCGTCGGCATGCTTTTGCAAAGCGTGATTCTCGGTGGGCAGGGTAATTTTCCTGTGTCAAAACTCATAATGATGGCCACCATTTACCCACCTGACACGTTGCTGATAATCTGGATTGGCGTTTAGTTATGCAAACATTACAAGAGCTTGCTTTATGATTTTTAATGATAAAAAATCAATTGAAGATGACTAAATGGTCAGTTGAATTGAGTCCGTATTAATGTTGTGATTTTTCGAGGTTTAAGAGCTGCACAGAGGCGTTTGGGATGAAAATGCGGCGGGGAAGTTAAACTTTTCATAACTCATTCTTTGTAATCAGCGCCCTGGGGAAATATGTCCATCATTTGCTTTTTTTTCATGGTGATTTTTTATGGCGATTTTTTTAAAATTGCCTTTTGCGGAATGCTTGCAAATTTAATTTCGCTAAAAAGCTATCATTTATTTGGTTGTGGGGCTATAGTTTTAAGGCGGAAAAATTCTGCATAACCCAGGAGTTCCCATGAAAAACTACATTATGAACATTGCAAATGATAAAAACGATAATCAGAAAGATTCTGATAAGCGTTCAGAAACTGATAATAAAAAACCCCATCAAGATAAGAAATAACGGGGTGATTTATCACACACATGTGCAAAATGCTGGAGGTTTTATGTCGCAGCAACCTGATTATGATGAACCCGTTCCCTCGGATAAACCTGTGCAAGACGAGCCAGGTCAAGAGCAAACTGAAGATGAGGGTGTAGATCTCAAGACGCTCGATACCATCGCTGATGACATTACAATCCGCCTTGTATAAACGAACCGCCCTCGGGCGGTTTTCTCACCATAAGTTAATAACCGAAATGTTAAAAGCTTATAAGGGAGTAATGTCCGATATCGCATTTTAAGAATGCGACGCAGTTAAAGGATAGGGTGGAGGTGAAAATGGTTATGTCGGATGTGGAAACATATTACATAAGCAGTAATGATAATAGTCGGTTAGTAAGATATGATGTCATTAAAATTGATGATGATTCCTTTGTTGTAAAGGTTTTTGATAACGAGTATCTTGGTAAATCTTTACCTAGCTTTATGTGTGAGATAGCAGAAATCAAAATTAACAGAGATGATTTCAATCTTGAAAATAATATTGGATCGACATCTGTATTAAGAAATTGCTTGCCTACTTCATTTAACGGTCATGTGTTGGTTAAATGTCAGCAACATCGGGATTCGCTGGAGTCACGATAGTATCAATAATGGCGGTTTATGTGGTGCGTATTCAGGCATGTATGTCAGTCGAATGTTTTTATAAGCTCTGGGCATATGTGTAGATAGCTCCAGAAACCTCCAGTTCACTTATGAATTTGTGTTTATAATATCAAACACCTGCGTTCTACTTGTTAAGGTAGTTTCAGTCTCCAAGTAAATTTAACATCTTTAATTTATATTTATGATAATTACAAAATCTTTGATAAGCCCAAACCTTTTCCCTCGACGAAAGGTTGATGCACAACTTGCCTCACTTATGTGAGGCTTTTTTTTAAGATGAAGCGCCCGCTTCGTTTAGCAGTAGTCATTTCTTATTACAACCCTTTCCCTGCTGTCCCCTGCAAGAAATCACATATGCCCCCAAGAATTCCTAAAGCCTGCCGTAAACGTGGATGTGGTAAATCAACTACAGACAGAAGCGGATACTGCGAAGTGCATAAAGGCGCTGGCTGGGATCGGCACAATAAAGGGCAGTCAGCAGCACAGCGAGGCTATGGTGCTGAGTGGCGAAAGGTAAGGAACACAGTTATCAAGCGCGACAAGGGGTTGTGTCAGACCTGTAAGCGTGAGGGCGTCATTCGTCCCGGTTCAAGCGTCGACCATATCATCGCTAAAGCTCACGGGGGCACAGACGACCCGAGTAATCTCGAATGCATTTGCTCTGAACATCACAAGGCTAAAACAGCGAGAGAGCGACTGAGCGTGATGCGGTGAAAGATGCAGGGCATCAGGAACAGTGAGCAGGGAGGGGCGGGGGTAAATCTCTGGGGGATAAAGCGCTCCAGACTGCCCGCCCCGCTAAATTTTTACGCGTGAGAAATAAGAATTTTTTTCCGGGAGGCTTTTCGCCGGTTTGTTGCTCAGCCAGGAGGTGAATTTATGGCCGGAGTCCGGGCCGCTGGTGGAGGTCGAAAGAAGAATCTTCCTGTAAGCGGCAAAAGCTCAATTACAAATATCAGACCGCCACAAGAGCTAATGAGCGCCGTTGCGGTGAAGGTCTGGAAAAGCACCTCAAAGATACTTATTGAGCGTGGTTTATTTGAACCGGAGGACGCTCCTGTCCTCATGGCCTACTGCAATGCATTTCACCTCATGATCGAGGCCGAGAAGATGATCGCAACCAGTGGAATCATCGCTACCGGCGAGAGCGGCATCAAAAAACATCCCGCGATTAATGTTCGAAACGATGCCGTAGCGCAGATAGCCAGGCTTGGCTCGTTGCTGGGCCTGGACCCTATGAGTCGTGCGCGTATGCTCGGCGCGGGTACGCCTGACGATGAAGAGGGAAATGAATTTGATGAGTTTTAACTTATGGCGACCTATCCGAACGTTAACGACGCGAATCGCTACGCGCGGGATGTTGTCGCTGGGAAGATTCTCGCCTGCCGTTATGTAAAACTCGCGTGTCAGCGCCATCTTAATGACCTTGAGCGGGCCAAAGATCAGCGCTGGCCATACAGGTTCGACAGAGATAAAGCCGAGCGTTTTTGTCGCTTCTCGCAAAAAATGCCCCACACGTCCGGCGAATGGGCCCGTAAAAAGCTCCGGCTGACGCTGGAGGACTGGCAAAAGTTTTGTTTCTGCGTTTCGTTTGGCTGGGTTCGCAAATCAGATGGACTTCGCCGCTTCCAGGAGATTTACATCGAGGTTCCCCGTAAGAACGGGAAATCACTCATTGCTGCCAGCGTGGGCATTTACATGTTCTGCGCGGACGACGAGCACGGCGCTGAAGTTTACTGCGGAGCCACGACAGAAAAGCAGGCGTTTAAAGTCTTTGAACCTGCGCGCCAGATGGTGCAGAAACTCCCGGCGCTGCGTAAGCGCTTCTCAATAAAGCCGTGGGCAAAAAAAATGACCCGGCCAGATGGCTCGGTGTTTGCGCCGATTGTCGGCGATCCTGGTGATGGTGACTCGCCGAGCTGTGCGATTATCGACGAGTATCACGAACACGCCACAGATGCGCTTTACACGACAATGACGACCGGGCAAGGGGCGCGTGAACAGCCCCTGACGCTCATCATCACGACAGCGGGCTACGATATTGCCTCGCCCTGTTATGACAAGCGCTCACAGGTGGTAGAAATTCTTGAAGGCATTCGCACTGACGGTGCAAATGAGACGATTTTCGGCATCATTTACACCCTTGATAAGGATGACGACTGGACCTCTGAGGAAGCCATTCGGAAAGCGAACCCTAACCTTGGCGTTTCGCTCAAGCCTGAATTTCTGCGCGCTAAGCAGGAGCTCGCAAAAACCACCCCGAGTCAGACTAACAAGATCCTGACCAAGCACTTCAACCTTTGGGTCTCAAGTAAAGCCGCGTTTTACAACATGCAGCGCTGGCAGGAGGCTGCCGACCCGTCGCTGACGCTTGCCGATTTTGAGGGAGAGCCGTGTTATCTCGGGATCGACCTGGCATCAAAGCTCGACCTCAACGCCGTGGTGCCAGTATTCATGCGGGAAATCGATGGGCTTAAACACTTTTACTGCGTCGGCGCTCAGTTCTGGGTGCCAGAGGATACGGTCTACTCAACAGATCCGCAGCTAAAACGCACCGCCGAGCGCTATCAGTCGTTTGTTAATCAAGGTGTGCTGATCCCGACCGATGGCGCAGAAGTCGATTATCGGGTGATTTTCGAGTCGATTCTCAGGCTCCGTGACACGGTGAAAATCGAGATATGCCCTATCGACCCTTACGGCGCGACGTCACTGGCGCATATGCTCAACGATGAAGGGCTAAATCCTGTCACCATTACGCAGAACTTTACGAACATGTCCGACCCGATGCGAGAAATCGAGGCCGCGCTCGCGGCTGGCCGTTTCCATCACGATGGAAACCCGATCCTGACCTGGTGCATCCAGAACGTTGTCGGCAAGTATTACGTAGGCTCTGACGATGTTGTCCGTCCGACCAAAGAGGGCAACGAGAACAAAATTGACGGCGCAGTCGCTGCAATGATGGGTGTTGGCCGGGCCATGCTCAACGAGCCAGGCGATTTCCTTTCTAATCTCGACGACGAGGACATTCTAGCTATATGAAAATCCACGACCTGTTTGGCGTCGCAGGCTTTGGCTTGCTTGTTGCTGCCAGCTACCTGCGCTTTGGTCTGGCTCCGGCACTGGCGGTTGCTGGTAGCGGTTTTCTGATAACCGGGCTCGCAATGGCCCGCAACAGGAGGCGCTGATGTTCCTTGACGCGTTTTTCCGTTCAGACCCTAACGCGGAGTCGGGTAATCCCGAAAATCCCGCCACATCGCTGACAGGCGAGAATATCGCGACAACCTCCGGCATGATTTCGGACGTTTTTGTCTCACCTGAGACGGCGATGAAGCTGGCGGCGGTCTATTCCTGTATTTACGTTCTGTCGTCGAACCTGGCGCAAATGCCCCTACACGTTTTGCGGCGCGAGGGGAAAACCGTTCGGCAGGCAACAGAACATCCAGTTTTCTATCTCGTTCATGACGAGCCGAACCCGTGGGAAACCTCGTATAAATGGCGCGAGCTGATGCAACGCCACGTTTTAGGGTGGGGCAATGCGTACACGGAGATTAAACGCAACCGGCGCGGCGAGGTTATCGAACTGGCGCACCGGATGCCGTGGGAGTCGTGTCTGACTAAATTTGATGGCCGCTGGCGATACGGTATTTACACCGACGAAGGGAGCTGGTCGGTTCACCCCGACGATATGGTTCATATTAAGGCGATTGGTAACTGCGACAAATGGGGGATCTCCCCGATTATGCAGCACGCGCAAACTATCGGCCTGGGACTCTCGGGGCAGAAGTATACAGAGAGCTTTTTTAACGGCAATGCACGCCCAGCGGGGATAGTGTCCGTTAAGCAGGAGCTGAACGATAAATCGTGGGATCGGCTTAAAAAAATCTGGCAGAAAGCCGCTGCCGCGCTCCGTTCGCAGGAAAACAAAACTCTCTTACTCCCTGCCGAGCTGGATTACAAAGCCCTGACCATATCGCCAGTAGACGCGCAGCTCGTCGAAATGATGAAGCTGAACCGCAGCATGATAGCGGGGATTTTCAATGTGCCGGCGCACATGATTAACGACCTCGAAAAAGCGACGTTTTCCAATATTTCCGAGCAGTCGATCCAGTTCGTGCGATTCACGATTATGCCGTGGGTTGTTAATTGGGAGCAGGAGCTAAATCGCCGCCTGTTCACCCGGCAGGAGCTGGCCGCCGGTTATTACGTCAAATTCAATCTGGCCGGGCTGTTGCGTGGTACGCCGAAAGAGCGAGCCGAGTTCTACCACTACGCAATCACCGACGGCTGGTTAAGCCGTAACGAAGTCCGAGCGCTGGAAGATAAAAACCCGGTTCCGGGGCTTGATGAGATGCTCGTTTCGGTCAATGCCGCGCAGACAAGCGGAAGTAAAGACAAAACCCCGGAGGGAAATCCTGACAATGAGTGATATTGAAAAGCGCTGTTACGTTGGTGAAGTCCGCGCCGCTGAGGTTGAGGGCGAACCCACCAAAATTATTGGCTATGCGTCCGTATTTAACAGCCGTTCGGAACTGATTTTCGGCTCATTTCGCGAAGTGATTAAACCGGGAGCGTTCGACGACGTTCTCGGGGACGATGTTCGCGCCCTGTTTAACCATGACCCGAATTTTATTTTAGGACGCAGCTCTGCGGGGACGTTGTCCCTTTCTGTCGACGACAGAGGCTTGCGTTACGAAATTACTGCGCCACAAACGCAGACAATCCGCGATCTGGTTCTCGCGCCGATGCAGCGCGGCGACATTTCGCAAAGCTCCTTTGCTTTCCGCATCGCCCGCGACGGCGAGCGCTGGTATCAGGACGAGGACGGCGTCGTCGTTCGCGAAATTACTCGCTTTTCCCGCCTGCTGGACGTTTCGCCTGTCACCTATCCGGCTTATCAGGAGGCTGACAGCGCTGTCCGTTCGCTGGAGCAGTGGCGCAGTCAACAAGCAGAGCAGGAGCAGCGTAGCACTGAGGAACGGCAAAAGCAGGCGACAGAGAAAGCCGCTCGTGAGCGTGTTCTCGATCTGTTAGCGCGACCATAATTTTCAAATAAACAAGTCATTAAACAACCTCGCTTCGGCGGGGTTTTTTATATCTGAAAAAAGAGTGATAAATCTTATGAAATTGCACGAAATGCAGCAAAAACGCGCCACTATCGCCGCCGAAATGCGAGCCCTGAACGAAAAAATCGGTGACGCGTCCTGGACTGAGGAGCAGCGTAGCCAGTGGGACAACGCCAAACACGAATACGACAAGCTCGACGCGGCCATTAAGCGCGAGGAGGAGCTCCGCGCGATGGATAATATCCTCGCAGCCGAGAACGAGCCCGAACACCGCAACAACCCGGAGGGCTCCGAAGATGAACGTCGCGCCGCTGTTTTTGACAGGTTTGTCCGTCACGGTTTAGGTGAGCTGTCCAGGGAGGAAAAGCGCACTCTGAAAGAGTTCCGCGCCCAGGGTATCGACGACGGCGAGGGCGGCGGTTCTAAAGGCGGTTTCACTGTGCCGAAACAGTTCCGAAACCGTGTCGTTGAGGCAATGAAAGCTTACGGCGGGATCGCGGGTGTTTGCCAGATTCTGAGCACCTCGAACGGTCAGGATATCGACTGGACTTACAGTGACGGCACCGCTGATATGGGCGTGATGCTCGGAGAGAACGAGGAAGCGAGCGAAGGCGATGTCACTTTCGAGCCGATCACTATCGGTGCCAAAAAAATGACGTCGAAAATTATCCGCGTTTCTAACGAGCTGTTACTGGATAGCGGCATAGACATGAACGGCTATCTGGCCGCACGTATCGCGCAGCGCCTGGGCCGTGGCGAAGCAGCGCAAATCGTTAACGGTGACGGCACCGGTAAAAATGTTAAAGGCTTGGCTAAGTGGGTGACGAAAACCACATCCGCCGCAGCCGCTGACGCGTTTACTTGGGAGGAGTTGCTCGCGCTGAAACACAGCGTCGATCCGGCCTATCGCAATTCGCCGAAATTCCGCTTTGCATTTAACGACAATACCCTGCTGAAAATCTCCTCTATGAAAGATGCGCAGGGCCGTCCGCTCTGGCTCCCGGATGTGGTTGGTATGGCACCGGCGACCGTGCTCAACGTGCCTTACGTTATTGATCAGGCGATTGCCGATATTGGCGCGGGTAAACAGTTCGTGTATTGCGGTGACTTTGACCGCTTCATCTTACGCCGTGTGGCGTACATGACCCTGATGCGACTCACTGAGCGTTACGCGGAATATGATCAGGTCGGTTTCCTGGCCTTCCATCGCTTCGACTGCGCTCTCGAAGATGCCGCAGCGGTTAAAGCGCTGGTCGGTAAAGACGAGGCAAAGTAACCGGGGTGACACTTGATCCGACCGTGCTTTCTGTCGCGGTCGGTGCAGCCTCGCCAATTAAAGCAAGTGTCACCCCTGCAAACGCCACAAACAAGGCGCTTAACTGGACGTCAGGAGACGAAGCCATTGCAACCGTTGACGCCTCGGGCGTTGTGACTGGCGTCGCTGAGGGCGGCCCGGTAGACGTTACCGCGACAGCGGCGGACTGCTCCGGCGTTTCTGCTTCCTGCGCCGTCACTGTCACAGCGGAAAAGCGAACTAAATCTAAATAACGCCCTCCGGGGCGTTTTTTATTGAGGCCGAGCCGTGATTCTTTCCCTTTCAGAAATTAAAGCGCAGTTGCGTATCGAGGAGGATTTCACCGAGGAGGACGCGCTTTTAACCCTCCTCGGCGGGGCCGCTGAGGCCCGCACCTCGAATTACCTCAACCGCAGGTTATACGCGACGGAAGTCCCCGACACTGACGAGGACGGTCTTGTCGTCTCTGACGATATCCGCCAGGCGATGCTGATGCTCTGTAGTCATCTTTATGAAAACCGATCATCAACGTCTGACGTGGAAATGACGGAGATGCCGCAGTCGTTTAAATGGCTTGTCGATGCATACAGGTTTATCCCGCTATGAAAAGAAGCCCGTCACAGACAGCGACGCGCTATTCGTTTCCCGACCCCGGAGAGCTCAACCGGCGCGTTCAGTTCAGAAAGCGCGTTGATTCACCGGCGGCTGATTTCGGCACGGAAAGCGAGGAGCTCGACACCTTCTGGGCGTGGGCGAGAGTCCAGCAAACCGGCGCGACAACTTATCAGTCCTCTGTTCAGACCGGCGAGGCCGTGACGCACCTCATCACGATCCGCTACCGGTCGGGTATGTCGAACGAGTGGCAAATGGTGTTGCCCGGAGGTGAGGTTTTGCGCGTCCGGCGAATCCGTGATCTCAATTCCGAACACCGGTTCTTGCTCCTGGAGTGCGAGAGCCTCGGCGATGCGGATCACTACAGCGGGGTGGTTTATGGCTGATTCCCCTCTCTTTCACGTCGATTACGACGTCCCGGAGCAGATGGAGTTTAAACGCCCCGTCATGCGCCGCGCGTTCGTCAAAATCGGTCAGGTTCACATGCGGGACGCCCGTCGGCTGGTAATGAAACGGGGGGCGTCGAAACCTGGCGAAAACCCTGGATACAAAACCGGCAGGCTGGCGCGCTCAATCGGCTATTACGTTCCGCGTGCCTCGAAAAACCGTTCCGGGATGATGGTGCGTATCGCACCGAACCAGAAACGGGGCGAGGGAAACCGCCGTATTGAGTGCGACTTTTACCCGGCTTTCCTGTTCTACGGCGTTCGCCGTGGCGCGAAGCGGCAGCGCTCGCACCGCAAAGGCAAATCCGGCGGCTCCGGGTGGAAGGTGGCCCCACGTAATAACTACATGACCGAAGTGTTAGCGCGTCGCAAAGCCTGGACGCGCTACACACTGCAACGCGCGTTACGAAAAGCCTTGCGGCCGCCGAAAGTCAGGAGGGTAAGGGCATGAAATTATCGTTAATTATCGAGGCATTGAGATCGCGGGCTCCGTCTTTTAAATCACGAGTCGCGGGCGCGGCTGAGTTTCAGGCGCTGGAGTCTAATGCAAAGATGATGCTCCCCGCCGCTTACGTCATTCCGACCGGCGATACCGTCTCCCGCCAGGAGTCGCAAACCGACTACTACCAGGTTGTGAATGAGGGTTTTGCCGTGGTTGTCGTGCTTGATAACAGGCGGGATTTGCGCGGCCAAACCGCCGCGTTTGATGCCGTCGATTCAATCCGGGCGGAGATATTCGGCGCGATTCTTGGATGGGAGCCGGACGATTGCACACACCAGATCACCTATGACGGCGGGCAGGTCGTCGAAATGAACCGCGCCGCGCTTTATTACCAGTTCGATTTCACCGCTGAACGGGAAATAACCGACATAGACACGCGCCATCACCGCGATCTGGACGAGCTTGTCCCGCTCGAAACGGTGGCTGTCGATGTGGACTTTATCGACCCCGGCAACGGGCCGGACGGCGACATCGAGCATCACGACGAAATCCACTTCACGGAGTAACTCTCATGTTTGTCATTCCAGTTAAAGGGCGGAAAGTCCCCGATCCGCTCCGGGGCGACGTTTTGCCCGAAAAGGGGAGAAATGTCGAAAAAAACTCCTACTGGCTCCGCCGTCTCCGGGACGGTGACGTAAAAGAAACCTCTCAAAAAAAAGGCGATTAAATGTCTGTTAGTTTTGATTCCATCCCCTCAAATATCCGCGTTCCGCTGTTTTATGCGGAAATGGATAACAGTAAGGCCAACACCGCGCAGACCTCCGCGCCCGCGCTTCTGATTGGTCAGGCGCTGGAAGATGCAGCCATCGAGCGTAATAAGCTGGTTCTGATGCCGACCGCCGATCAGGCGCGCAAGTTATGCGGACAGGGATCACCGCTGGCGCGCATGGTGGACGCCTATCGCAAAACCGATCCGTTTGGCGAGCTGTATGTTATCGCCGTTTCTGACCCGAAAGGGGCTCCGGCGGTTGGTGAGGTGACGTTCTCCGGCAGCGCTAACGCGTCGGGCGCGGTCTCGCTGTATATCGGAGCCAAACGTATCGCGGGCGCGGTAACGTCCGGCGATTCAGCGCTGGATGCGGCGCAATCCCTGGCCGATGCCATCAATGCCGATCCCGATCTGCCTGTTCTGGCGTCCGCGACTGCTGTTACCAGTGACGTAAAAATCACCGGGCTGACGGTCGCCCCGACGCTGACCATCAAAACCGGCGAAAGCGCAGGCATCGACGTGACCATCGTTCCCGACAATGCCACCAATAAAACCCTCTCCTGGGAATCCGACGACACCGCGATCGCCACGGTTGACGATGACGGCACCATTACCGGTGTTGCCGAAGGTGCCGCCAACGTTACCGCGACGACGACCGACGGTTCGGAGCTTTCTGGCGTGTGCGAAGTTACTGTCGAGAAAAACGAAACACGGTTAGCCAAACGAAGCCTCAAAAAAGCGACCTCCGCCCGCGCTGGCGATGAAGTTGTCGGGGCAAAAGTCACGCTGACTGCAAAATACAGCGGCGAGGCGGGCAATCAGATCCCGCTGATGCTGAACTATTACGGCGCGATCAGCGGCGAAGAAATCCCGGATGGCCTGACGGTTTCCCTGTCCGCGATGCAGGACGGCGCGGGCGTGGTCAGTCTCGACAATGTGATCGCCGCGATGGGCGATGAGCCGTTCGATTTTATCGGCCTGCCGTATAACGACGCCGCGACGTTAAAGCAGATGGGCGAGGAGATGAACGATACCTCGGGCCGCTGGAGCTGGTCACGTCAGCTTTACGGGCATGTGTACACCGCCAAAATAGGCGCCCTGACGGATCTCGTCGCGTTCGGGGAAACGCTTAACGACCCGCACCTCACCATTGCGGGTTATGAGCCGAAAACACAGACCGCGCCGGAGGAGCTTCTCGCGTCCCGTTTGGGACGTCAGGCAGTGTTTATCCGCAATGATCCGGCCCGACCGACACAGACCGGTGAAATCACCGGCGCGTTACCGGCTCCGGTAGGTGAGCGTTACTCCATGACCGAGCGCCAGTCCCTGCTGACTCACGGCATCGCCAGCTCGACCGTAAACAGCGGGACGCTTCTTATCGAGCGCGATATAACGACCTATCAGAAGAACAAATTCGGCGTGGCGGATAACAGCTATCTCGACAGCGAAACGCTCCACACCTCTGCCTATGTTCTGCGCAAGCTGAAATCGATCATCACGACCAAATATCCGCGACACAAGCTCGCGAATGACGGGACTCGCTTCGGGCCTGGTCAGGCGATTGTTACTCCGTCCGTGTTACGCGGTGAAATGTGCGCCACTTATCGCCAAATGGAGCTCGCCGGTATCGTCGAGAATTTCGAAGTGTTCAAAAAATACCTAATTGTTGAGCGTAACGCTGACGACCCGAACCGCGTCGACGTTCTTTTCCCGGCTGATTATGTGAATCAACTCCGCGTGTTCGCGCTTAAAAATCAGTTCCGCCTCCAGTATTCGAATGAGGAAATGGCAAATGGGTAAGATTGCAGGCACCTGTTACATCAAAGTTGACGGGCTCCAGCTCTCCGCAACCGGCGGCGTGGAGGTTCCCATGAACACGCGTCTTAAAGAGGACGTGATCGCTCTTGATGGCTCTGTCGACTACAAGGAAACGCACCGCGCACCCTATACCAAACTCACCGCGAAAGTTCCGAAGGGGTTCCCGCGCGACAAGCTTATCAGCTCGGAAAATATGACGGTAACGAGCGAGCTCGCCAACGGGGACGTGTATGTCCTTTCTAACGCGTGGGTGAATGGCGAAATGAACCATAACCCCGAGGACGGCACGGTCGACATTGAGTTTCACGGTCAGGAGGGCTTTTACCAGTGATTAAAGAAATTACACTTTCACAGCCAGTCATGGCGCATGGCGAGAAACTTCATGTGCTGGAACTCCGCCCGCCGCGCTTCGATGAGGTCGAGGCGCTCGGCTTCCCATTCAATGTGGGCGCGGATGGTGCGATGAAAATCGACAGCGCCGTCGCCCTGAAATACATCCCCGCGCTGGCGGGGATTCCCCGCAGTTCCGCCGAAAAACTGGCGCTCCGTGATGTGTTCATGATCTCCATGCATATCATGGGTTTTTTTACGTCCTCGGGAACGGAAGCGGACTCCGTCGACGCCTCTACAACGTCGCCCACTTCTGGCGAGTAAACCCTTTAGAGCTGAAACGCGCCTCAATCTCGGATTTCGCCGAGATGGAGGCCGAAGCCGTTCGCATTAATGAGGAGTTAAAAGGCAATGGCTGATTCATTCGAGCTGAAAGCGATTATCACCGCCGTTGATCGCCTTTCGGCTCCGCTAAAGGAGATGCAACGCCAGCTAAAAGGATTCCAGAAAGAACTCTCGGGGCTCACGGTCGGTGCAGGTGTGGCAGGGAGCGCCATTCTCGGAGCAATAGCGGGAGCCTCAAAAGAGGCCATGGGCCTTGAAAACAACATGGCCGACGCCCGTAAGGCAATAGAGGAGCTTCACGAGCCGAAAGCATTCCAGAAAATGACAAAAGATATTGTCGATATGTCGACGCGGCTCCCGATGGCCGCTGAGGGTATCGCCGAGATTGTCGCTGAGGCGGGTAATGCAGGCATCCCGTTTAAAGAGCTGACGCGCTTCGCCGAGGACGCCACAAAAGCCGCCGTCGGGTTTGGCATGACGGCAGCGGATGCCGGACATCAGTTAGCGGTGTGGCGGACGTCGTTTAAGCTGACGCAAGACGAGGTCATGACACTGTCAGATCAGATGAACTACCTCGCCATGACCGGCCCGACGACCGAGAAAAAAATCGGCGCAGTGGTGACGTCTGTCGGCAACCTGGCGACGACGGCAGGAGTTTCAACGCGTGACCTTGCGGCGATTGCTGCAACGATTACCGGCGTTGGGGTGGATGCTGACGTAGCGGGAACCGGGATTCAGAATTTCATGCTCGCACTGACCAATGCTAACACCGGTAATGCGAAAGCAGTTCTTAAAGCTATCGGCCTGACCTCTGAGGAAGTGGCCAAAGGGATGCAGAAAGACAGCCGGGGGATGATGCTCCGTGTTCTTGAAGGACTGAGCCATGTCTCTAAAGATAAGCAGGCCAAAGGGTTGGAATGGCTTTTCGGCAGGGAGTCAATCAAGGCGATAGCGCCGCTTCTTACTAATCTCGATCTGTTGCGGAAAAACTTTAATGCTGTCTCTGATGCGACCAAATATGCCGGAGCCACACAACGCGAATACGATTCGCGCGTTCACACCACAGAGAAACAACTCCAGATCCTGAAAAATCAGTTTACGGCGATGGCGATTACTGTCGGGAATGAATTTTTGCCGATGATTGTCCAGGTTGCCGAGGCGGTTAAGCCGTTTATGAAGCAGGCGCTTGAGTTGATCCGGCAGAATCCTGAAATTGTGAAATCCCTCGCTAAATTAGGGGCGGCTTTGCTGGGGGTTGCCGCTGCAACCGGTGCAGTGAGTCGGGCCATTAAGATAATGAATTTCGCCATGAACATGAGTCCTGCAAAAGCGGCGATAGGGCTTCTTGTTTTTGGCGCTTACGAGATTATCGAACACTGGAACGAGGTCGGGCCGGTCATTAAAAAAGTGTGGCAGGAAGTCGACAACGTGGCGCAGGAGCTCGGCGGATGGGAAAGAGTGATCGAGGGAGTGGGGGCGGTAATGGCGGGCTCTTTCGCGATCAAAACCCTCGGCTCGCTTCGCGAGGCTGTCGCGCTGGCCGGGGCGCTCTCCGGCACCCTCGGCAAGATTGGCAAAATGGGCGCGATGACTGTCACTATCGGTATAGCGGTCTCCATGCTTCAGGCGCTCAAAGAGCTTGAAACTGACGCTAAGGCAGCGGGTGAAAGCTCCGGGGCGTTTGCCGTGCATAAGATGCAGGCTAAGGAGCGGGAGCGCGGATATTACGGCTTCGGTGAGCGTGCGAAGGAGATATGGGCGGGTATCACCGGGCAGGACTACACCCCGCCGATCCCTGATGGCCGCTACTCGCCCAACGTTGGCCTTTCGCGCCCCGTCGGAAGCCGCTCACAAAGCGAGTTAACCGTCACGTTTGAAAATGCTCCGCCAGGGATGCGGGTTATCGACCCGAAATCCGGCGATCCGTTTATGTCGGTGAAAACCGATGTCGCATATTCACCTTTCAGAAACCCACGTTAAACCCGCTCCGGCGGTTTTTTTTATGAGGGCCGATCATGGCATTTGAAACCGGCTGGCGCGCGCGTCTGCAAAGCGCCTCCTTTCGCGGCGTTCCCTTTGAGGTAGAAAGCGATGAGGGCGTTTTTGGCCGCCGCGTTCAGGTTCACGAATACCCCAACCGCGACAAACCGTTTACCGAGGATTTAGGGCGCGCCGCGCGACGGATAACCATCAATGCTTATCTCATCGGTGACGATTACCCCGAGAAGCGCGACCGGCTTATTGCCGCCATCGAGACAGAGGGCGCGGCGACGCTGGTTCATCCCTATTACGGGGAAATGAAGGGCAATGTCGACGGTCAGGTACGCGTGACGCACAGCAATCAGGAAGGGCGAATGTGTCGCGTGTCGTTTCAGTTTGTCGAGTCCGGCGAGCTGACATTCCCGACATCCGGCACGGCAACCGACGCGAGTCTCGACAGCTCGGCGGGTTCTCTGGCCGATGCCATCTACGGCGCTTTCTCGGCGTTCTCCCTCGACGGGTTAAGCGATTTTGTTCAGAGCGGCGTTCTGGCTGACGCGGCGGAGATGTTCGACGTTATCGCCGACGCGTTCACAATGGTTGATTCAGGTATCTCCGCCGCCATGCGACTTGTTCAGGGCGATTTGTCGGTGATCCTTATGCCGCCAAGCTCCGCTAATGATTTTGTTCGCAACCTGCAAAAAGCCTGGCGGGCCGGGACACGGCTTTCCGGCGACGCCTCGGACCTGGTCACGATGGTTAAGACCATCAGCGGCGTTACCGTTGATTCCGGGTTAGCGCCTCGCGGCATCTGGAGCACAGACAGCGGGACAACCGCCTCACGCAAGGCCCAAACGAACCTTGTCGCCTCGACAATGCGCGTCGTCTCAATATCCGAAGCGGCGCGCGCGGTCGCGCAAATCCCGACGCCGCCGGGTAACAGGGCGTTGCAGGGGGGCGCAAATCCCGTATCGGATATTGTCAATATCAATCACCCCGCGCTGGATTCACAGCCCGCCACCACGGCCCGCGCCACACCGGCAACCTGGGACGACTTAACGGATATCCGCACCGCGCTTAATGCGGCGATAGACAGCGAGCAGGCCCGCACAACCGACGATGCCGTTTTTATGGCGCTGACGACGCTCCGGGCCGACCTCAACAAAGATATTTCGTCGCGTCTGGCGCAGGTGGAGAAAACCGTCTCTGTAACGCCGTCCGAATCGCTCCCGGCGGTTGTGCTGGCGGCGCAGTGGTTCGACGACGCCAGTAGGGAAACTGACATTCTCTATCGCAACAACATAGCGCACCCCGGCTTTGTGCCGGTGGTGCCGCTGAGGGTTCCCGTCCGATGAATAACACCGTTTTTTTACGCGTGAACGGTCGCGAGTGGGGCGGGTGGACGTCCGTTCGCATTTCCGCAGGTGTAGACCGCGCCGCGCGAGATTTTAACGTCGAAATCACCCGACAATGGCCCGGCGCGACAGAGTCCACGCCGCAGATAAAGAACGGCGACGCGGTCGAGGTCAGAATCGGTGACGACCTTGTTCTCACAGGCTGGATCGAGGCGATCCCCATCCGCTACGACGCGCGGTCGTTAAGTATGGCGATTGTCGGGCGCAGCAAAACCGGCGATCTGATTGATTGCACCGCCACGCCCGCGCAGCACTCCGGGGCGACGCTTGCGGAGATTGCCGCCTCGCTGGCCGCGCCGTTTAAAGTGAATGTCATCGACGCAGGCGCGCCGACGACCGCGCTTATTGATGCGCAGCCGCAGCACGGCGAAACGGTCATTGACTGCCTTTACCGGCTTCTTGGTCAGGTTCAGGCGCTGGTTTATGACAACGAAAAGGGCGAACTCGTCCTCGGTGTCGTCGGTTCGGCGAAAGCCGCGACGGCGCTCGTTCTCGGTGAAAATATCCTGTCGTGTGATACCGAGCGAAGCATCAAAGACCGTTTCTCTGAGTATCTCGTTACCGGGCAGCGACCGGGAACTGACGACGATTTCGGCGAGGCAACCATCGCCGCTATTAAACAAAAAAGCGGTGACAGCGCGATCACCCGTTACCGTCCCTACACAATCCAGCAAAGCGGCGCGGCGACATCGGCGACCTGTAAAGCCCGGTGTGAGTTTGAGCAGGCGCAGCGCGCCGCGAAAACGCGCGAAACGACTTACACCGTTCAGGGTTGGCGCCAGGGTAACGGCGCGTTATGGGCACCAAATATGAAAGTTATCGTCTACGACCCGTTTTGCGGCTTCGATAACGAGGAGTTGATTATCGGTGAGGTGACATTCATTAAAGGCGATCAGGGAACGACGACGGAGCTTCGCGTCGCGCCCGCTGATGCGTATCTCCCGGAGCCCGCCGCAGCAAAAACCAAAAAGGCGAAAAAGGAGATCGTGTTCTGATGGGTATTAAGCAGGCGATTTCTAATCTCGCAGCGCGTGCCGTTCTGGCGGCGCTGGACTCCTCCAGAAAATGCCAGGCCGCAGGGTTAAAACTGATTGCCGGGGATACGAAAGAGAACGTCGAATACATCGAGCCTTACGGCTTTACGTCAACCGCACACGCAGGCGCGGAGGCGGTTGTCCTGTTCCCGTCGGGTGACCGTTCTCACGGCGTTGTTATCTCTGTTTCTGACCGGCGTTACCGGCTGAAAGGGCTCAAGTCTGGCGAGGTGGCCGTCTACACGGACGAGGGAGATTCGATTGTTCTCAAACGCGGGCGCGTCACCGAGATAACGACATCCGAGCTTGTGGTTAATGCTGAGTCGAAAATTTCGCTCAACGCCCCGCAGCTCGTCGTTAATGCATCCTCCGGCGTCTCATTCACGACGCCGACCATCACAACAAGTGGGGACTTTTCAGCGGCGGGCGAGGTATCCGACGGCGTCGGCACCTTGTCGGCAATCCGCACCACATATAACGGACACAAGCACACCGCCCAGGGTGAAACCGCAGAAACGACCGGCCCTTCTGCTTCAATGGGGTAACGCATGATCATCTTTGTAAATGGCTTACTGAAAGAGTCGACCGACTATTTCGACGACCTTACCCGCTCCGTGATCATTTCGCTTTTTTCCTGGCGACGCGCGGAGGCGGACGACAATACCGAAATACCTTTCGGATGGTGGGGCGACACTTTCCCGAGTGTCGGGAACGACCGGATCGGCTCCCGCCTGTACCTGCTGCAACGAAGCAAACTGACCAACGCAACCGCGACGCGCGCGAAGGATTACGCACGCCAGGCGCTCGCCTGGATGGAGGAGGACGGCGTCGCCGCGCGCGTCGACGTGGCAGCCACCCGAACCGGGATTAACTCGCTTCAACTGGAGGTCACTATCTGGCAGCAGGACGGCAGCAAACACGCAATTATTTTCGATGACATATGGCAAGAGGTGTTAAATGGCTGACTCCGGTTTCTCGCGTCCAGATTTGCCCAATCTGATCGCCACAATCAGAAGTGATTTACTCACGCGATTTGAGACGGACGTCGTTCTCCGTCGCCTTGATGCGGAAGTCTATTCACGCGTGATGGCCGCTGCCGTTCACACGCTTTATGGTTATCTCGACTATCTGGCGCGAAACATGCTTCCTGACCTTGCGGATGAGGAGTGGCTTTCGCGACACGGGAACCTGAAACAAGTCCCGCGCAAACAACCAACCACGGCGGGCGGCTATGCGCGATGGGAGAGCGTGTCGTCGGGGATCACGCTGCCCGCCGGGACAGAAATGCAGACTGACGAGCAAAAGCAGTATGTCACGACCGCAGACGCGACCGTCAACGATGGGGGGCTTCTCCGCGCGCCTGTAGAAGCGGTTGATGCGGGGACAGGTGGGAATCTCGATGACAAAACGCCGCTTCGCCTAATGACGCCGGTCGCCGGGCTCTCCTCGACGGGCTATGCGGAGTCGGTTGAAGGCGGGACAGATTTAGAAGCGCTGGAGGACTGGCGCTCGCGAATTATGGCTCGCTGGTACTACACGCCGCAGGGCGGCGCAGATGCCGATTACCGGATATGGGCGACCGACGTCGCGGGGATCACCCGCGCCTGGGTGTTCCGCCATTATGCCGGACGCGGGACGGTTGGCGTGATGCCCGCTAATAGCGACTTAGATAATCCGGTGCCGGATGAGACGCTAATCGAAGCAGTTAAACAGTACATTCTGCCGCTTGCGCCAGTGGCCGGTTCAGGCTTGTTTGTGTTCCCGCCGACGCTGAGAAAAATCGACTTCGAAATCGCGCTTGCGAAAGATACTCCGGCAATCAGGGCTGCAGTAACGAAAGAGATTAAATCGGCGCTGTTCAGGGATGGCGAGCCGTCAGGGAAGATTTATCTTTCTCGTATCAGTGAGGCGATTAGCCTGGCGACTGACCAGTTCGCGCACCGCCTGATTTCGCCTGCGAAAGACGTGGAGCTCGGCACCTATGAATTGCCGGTTATCGGGGAAATAACCTGGTCGAACTATAACGAATCTGACGTTGAAATAGATGTCGCCCTGGGCTCGTTCTCACCGAACCCCATCACGCTGCCGGACAGCCCGGACGCATTCGCGACCGCCACCTTCACGCCTGAGGATCTGCCGTCGCTGGATGGGGTTAACATCACCTGGGATTTTGTTCCGGCAGGCGAGGGCGAGACTGACCCGTCGACCCTTTGCGTCATTACCCCGAGTGCAGATAACAGCGGTGTGAAAGCAACCGGCATTGCGCCGGGCACAGTAAACGTCCGGGTTACTGTCGAGTACAAGGGCAAAACCGCGACGGATAACGCTTATCTCGATATTCAGGAGGGCTAAACGTGCCTGTACAGGATGAATATACCCGCCTGTTAAAACGGCTTTTGCCGCCCGGCCCTGCCTGGGAGGGGGATAATCCCCTTCTCGAAGGGCTCGCGCCGTCGCTGGCGCGGGTACATGCGCAGTCGTCGGCATTAATGCGCGAGATTGATCCGGGAGTGGCGGTGCAGCTCCTCGACCGTTACGAGGCGTTATGCGGGCTGCCTGATGAATGCACCATTGAGGAAACGCAAACCCTCTCGCAGCGACAGCGGCGACTGGCGGCAAAGGTCAACGGTTACGGCGGTATTAACGAGGCGTTTTACCGGCGACAGCTCGACGCGCTCGGCTATCAGTCTGTTTCGATTACGCAGTATCAAAACGAGGCCGAGAACCCACGCCCGGATATCGCCACGGACGACGACTACCGCTATTTGTGGCAGGTGAATATTCCGACGCTGGCGACGATTGACGTCATGACATGCGCATCAAGTTGCATGGACAGCCTCCGCACCTGGGGCGATACGGTCATTGAATGCGTGATTAACAAGGTCGCTCCCTCTCATACCGAGGTCGTGTTCGCGTACACGGAATAAAACGCTTCCTTTCACAGTTAACCCCGCTCCGGCGGGGTTTTTTTATGAGGTAACTACTTTGCATCGTATAGACACCCCCACAGCACAGCAGGGCAAATTCGGCGCGGGCAAAAACGGCTTCACGGCTGGCGACCCGACGCTCGGCGTTTCGGCGACACAGCTTGACGAGACCTTTTTCGATTCGGTTCAGGAGGAGATTTGCGCCGTTATCGAGGGCGCCGGAATTCAGCTTAAAAAAAGCGATCGCGCGCAGCTCTCCGCCGCTATTAACAAGATGATTCAGGCAAAGCATGAACTGGCGCTTTTGATTAAGAATAATCTTTCAGATCTCGATGACGTTGAGCAGGCCCGAAATAATCTTGGGCTGGGGCTTCTTGCGTTAAAAGACAAATTGACGGCTGCTGATGTGAGGGCCATTCCTGCCGCTGGTGGGCTTGGAAACACCCATCTGGACACGCTGACCGGCTCAAAATACGGACGTTATGCCCAGCAATATACCGCAAACGCGACGGCGGCGAACGGTTATCCGGTAAATGTTGCCGGTGCGCTGGATGTGATACAGAACGCAGCCGGTAGCCTTGAGGGATGCGCCCAGGAATACAGGCCTTACACCTCGAATGTATGCTATCGCCGGTATTACAGAGGGGACACGAAAACGTGGTCGGCGTGGGAATATGACGTAACAAGCGCGGGCGGCGTAATAAACGGCTTCGTAGAGATCAGCGGCGATCAGCGCTCCCTGACTATTAAGCCCAAAACGGCGGGCGCGAATTATTATTTTTTTGGCCGTAAGTCAGACGATACCAATCATTTTTATCTCGGGCAGGGTTCTGCCAATTCGGACAACGTTACGTGGGGTAACTATCTCACTAATTCCTCTATTTCTCTTGTGGCTGGTGGCGCTGCCGTTGCGGGGCGATTAATGCCATCCGACCTGGGCAACTTTGACGCGCGCTATCAGGCTAAAAATTCAGGAAGTCTGGGAACAAGCGGCTGGTTTAAGGACGCGTCCACAGGTTTTATTTTTCAGTGGGGCTTTGCTAAACGGGCTGCCGATACAACAAAAATTGCCTTTCCTGTTGCCTTTCCGAGTGCATGTTTTGGCGTTTTACATTCTCTGGTATGGGCTGGCGGATTCCACGACCAGAACGCTTATGTTCAGGTTATAGACCGAACGGCTTTCAACTATTTAGCCCAATCCGGTGAGCCCACATCTTTTTACATAGCGGTAGGTAAATAACATGAGCAATTATTACTATGTGTCCCATCAAAATACATTTTACCCGGTAGCCCTTAAAGAAGATTATCAGGCAGCGGGTACCTGGCCGGATGACGGCGTGTATATCACCGAAGAAGAGCACCGTGAATTAATGCAGGGCCAGAACGCAGGTAAGGTTATTGTGCCCGATGAAAACGAACACCCGGTTTTAACCGAGCCTGACATCAACTGGCAGGAACGAGCCGAAACAGCCCGCGAGAAACTGTTGAATGAAGCCAACACCGTAACGGCAGACTGGCGGGTTGAACTGATGCTGGGCGCTATTCCTGATGAGGATAAAGCCAGTCTGACGGTCTGGATGGCCTATATCCGCGAACTGAAAGCGCTGGATCTGACCGGCGTGACGGATGAAGAGAGCTATAACGCGATAGCCTGGCCGGATAAGCCTGAGTAA